TCTTTTTAGTAATTCCTTTTTTTATTTATAATTTTAGTTTATGCAACCACCCACTCATCGTATGAACCTTCGTGTGGAGCGCCATCAGAAAGGAATTCTCTTTTATATAAAATACCTGAATCAAAAGCTTCAGTTATTTCTACTTTTTTGTCCACTGGAGTCCACCCTAAACTTAGTGTTTCGTCGTCGTCACAATAAATCGAAGAAGTAGTTGTTCCGTTTTGAGAACGTAATATAGGTCGGTAGGTCGGCGTTGCGTTTTGAACAATAACAGTAATGGGAACATCCGCTACAACCACTCCTGCATTTAGGTCGCCAACCAACGGAATGACTCCGCTTTGTGATGTGTCATTAGAAACAGTTCCAGCACAAGGATGATATTGGTCGTCTCTATCGTTCACTGAATTTATTCTAGTGAGAGGAACAGTATATTTTAGTTCAAGAGAATCTGTTGCACTATTCCAAGCATAAATTCTAGCAGTTCCTATGTATGGACTTGCTATGGCGACACCCGATTGAGAACCGTTTCCTGCGTCGTCAATAAACAGTGGTTGTGCTACAACCTGCGACATTGCCGCTGTAGGTAATAAAGGAGTTGCTTCAAGACCAGCATTATCAGCTCCAGAGTAGGCAGACACCAAACCTGTAGCACGAACTCTTGTAGCGCCATTGGGATAATATCTTGAGTCGTTTGCGCCTGTTCCTAAAGGAGGAGCGGAATCAAAATCTATCGGAGATCCGGGAGAAACGCCGTTACCTGAATTTATGCTTCCAGAAACTCCATCTCTAGTATACCACTTTACTTTGGTGTTGTTATAAGGAGCAGAAATAAATCCAGCTCGAGGCCAAGTAATTCCATCAGAAGTAAGAGGCATGATAAGTCTTGAATCAAAAAACCTTCCGTGTGGATTTAGATCCATGTTTGCGTTGTGGCAAGCCATAACTGGATTTGTTGATTTTATAATGTATTCTTTGTTGCCGTCTGTATATAATCTATAATATTGCCAAGGAAGAAGCTCAATATTTTCTTGTCCTCTAACAGTAGTCCCAACACCGTCGGTGAGTTTGATTGTAGATTTGAGTGGTCCATTTACTATATGCACCCATCCTTGGTTTGCACCAGTTCCTGCGGGATTGTAGAAATTACAATTTCTAAATGCATAGAAAAAGGTTTCTGTGAATGATAATCCATATGACAACAAAGGCATAGGAGACTCGTCGCCGCCATCCACTTGATCACTAAATCCATAAAATCCAGATGTGCTTGTTATAATTGCTCCGTTTGATAATCCAGTAAAACAAATAGGCTCGCCGAAAGATAAAAATTCTCGATATAAAACAGTCCCTGCATTGAAGTCTGTGCCATTAGCAAAAACCTCAACAACATTTCCGTCACCCAAACTTACGCCTTGCGCTTTTCCTGATGTGGTATAACCAACAGCGAGAACAGTTTTTGCTGGCTGTCCTGCGTTTGTTAGAAGCTGTTGTTCTAATCCTAATGTAGAACCAGCTGCCACAGCAGCAACTTCATATGCGCTCAGGAAATTATCAGAAACTGATGCGGTGATAGAAACGTCTGCAGATCCATCAAAAGAAACAGATCCAGTAACATCTCCTACGAGATTGATTGTTCTTGCTGTCTGTAGCTGACTTGCTGTTGACGCATTACCAGCTAAGGAAGCAGTGACGCTGTTACAAAAAATATTGTTTACTGCAATATCGCTATTAGAATTTCTTTTTACTATTGTATTGGCGTTATTGTCAGGGGTCGCAGCAGAAACTTGGTCTGCGAAATATTTACCGCCAACAACATCAACAGAACCAGAGTCATTACCGACAAATAACTTACCACCGTCATTTACGCCGTCGCCTGCTCCAAGAGTTACTGCCAGTTCTCCTTCTTTAAGGGAAGCAGGAGCAGCAACTCCACTAGATCTTTTTATTTTTATAATAGATGCCATATCACTTCATTCCGAATTACAATTATTTATATGTTACCAAGAACCGCCATCCATAAAGACATTAGTATCAGTCACTCTAATACCAGAAACATCTTCTGTAGATTTCCAAGCTGGTTGTCCTTGTGGATCATCTTCAAACTTTTCTTTGAATGATTCAAGATACACTTTTTTGTTTTCAATACCTTGAATTTCTTCTAGTTCTTTCCTTTTTACTATTTTTATATTGTGAGTTATCACTGATATTATTTATATCAAAATTCACCTGCGTCTAATCCTATGGTATTTGTATCGTCGTCGACTTCCATACCCGGAACGCCTTGCGTTGATATCCAAGTTTCTTCATCAACATCAAATCCCATAATTGATTGGTTTATGTTAGAAACATTGATTGTTTGATTTTGTGCTATCTCGCCGATAGTCACCAGACTTGGAGCATCATAATTAGCAGCCTCTGCCTCCTCAAGATTAGAAGCAGGAAATAGACCAATATCGATCTGTTTGATTCTGTCTTGAGTGAATACGTCAGTAAAAATATAACCCATTAAAATAAAATCGAAGGTCCAAAATTTTGTCTGTCTTTCTTCGTAAGCTCCTTCGAAGTTTTGGTCTGGAGTAGTTCCGACTAACTTTAAGATAAGAGGAACAGTTGTGTCTAAATCTTGCTCAAACAAAGCAGCGTCTACTTTGTAATGTGGTTGGAAAACAGAAGTTATTTGTTTCACTATCTGAAATGCGTCCATTTCATTTTTTACATATAGACTCAAAGAAAGATTGAAGTCATATGGAATTGGCGTGTATACATAGGTTCTTGATTCTCTATTAACTAAATGTTTTCTTATAATTACTTGTTGTGTCGGATCTACTCTTCGCACAGCAGAAAGATTTAAAGAAGTCATCTCAAAGGATAATCTTGGTAAAGTAATCCCTTGAGGAACATCAAATCCTCCTTCGATTCTTCTTACGTATTTTTTCTTAGGAGCATATTCAATAGGGACGACAAAACGGTTTATTTCGTCTCCTTTATTGTCTCTTCTTATTACAAAAATTTGGTTGAAGAGACTTTGAAATACAGATAATTGCTTTCTGAATTCATAGTTGTCTTCAAAGTTGTTGTGCATTATTCACTAGGCGGTGTTGTTGGATAATCTTCAGATCTTGGAGAAGTATCGACCGGAATGTTGAACGCCTTTTTTAGATCTTTAGTAAAATGAAATAATAATTGTCTTGCGATTAGCTGTCTTTGCGCAAAACTAAGTTTTACTTGCTCTTCAGTAGTTTCGTTGTAAAGTTGTTCTGCAGTATCTACAACAGGAATGAGTTTTTGGTATCCGACTTCTGGAGAATAATTGCCTGCTTCGTAGTCATCTTTACACTCGTCCATAGCGTCTTGGATAACTTTGTAGACGGTGTTGTTGTTCACAGCAAAAAGAAGAATTTTACTTGCTTCGACATCATCATTGAATCTTGCGGAGAAATCGCCAAGATTGAATTTTGTTTCGGAGGCTACATCATATCGCTCAAGAGGATGAGAGTCATCTTCGATCTCAGGATTGATAAGAACTTTGTCTTTCGTCTCTTCCTCTATAGTCTCAAGCATTTGCCTGTAAAGTGTGTTTAATTCTCCTAAATCTTCGAAACGAATCATGTATTTCTCCTTAGTGATGTCGTATAGACTTTATTTATTATTTTTTTATTTTATAAAAGGATTATTAGATCTAGTCACTATTTGTTTAGCATCTAAAAAGCTTATATCGTTGTCGTTGTAGATATTTTCATTTTCTATTTCAACCAGTTCTTGGTCTTTTTTGTCAGAGCCTTCTAATACTATTTTTGAATCGTCTTGTAACATTATATTTCCACCTGTTTTTGATCTTTCTAAGAAGTATGGTATTTCTGGAAGAATAAATCTTCTTATTGCACCAGAAGTGTCTCCCTTAACTACTTCATCTACCTCAAATCTTCCATACACTTGTTTTATTTTTAGTTTTTTAGTTGTAGAATCCCAAGAAACTACTTTTCCGCTAGCAGAAGGCTCTAGTGGATTCGCTCCTTGATATACCAACTCGTTATCTGTATAATCATCTGCGTTTAGATCATCCATATCCAACACCATACTATATCCAAACTTATCTTCAAAATCATCTGCAAATGTATCGCCAGTATTGACATCGATTCTTTCATGAGAGTAGTCGAACTGCTCACAAACTAAATCATAGATCGCAAACTCACCTACTTGATAAAAAATACTTGCGTCTTGAACAAATTTTATTTCAAACCATTCTTTTGATAAAGGAAAGAATATAATATCGCCTTCGAAGGGTCGCTCTTCTCTTTCTGTTATTCCTAAGTCTGCCCATCTTCTAATAGAAACAGAAAAGGTAAGCTGGTTGCGAATTTCCATACCAAATTTGGTAGCTAAATGGCCTTCGCCTTGGTATCCGTCGAAATCTTTGACATATCCTTCAATTTGTGTTGCGTCTTTATATTCAGCAGCAGGAGATTCTCCTAAAAACTGATCATATACATCAGGCGCCATCGTATCTCTTTTAATATACCAAAGATCTATACCATAATTTTGTATAGATTCGATTATAAGATCATGTAAAAGATCTTGCTCAGGAGCGTTATAAAAATGATTGAAATATTGGTTGGTTGCCATAATCAGTGCATGTAAAAATCAACTGGCTCTTCGTATTTGAGCGACAACTCATCTTCCAGTCTTCGGATTTCTTCTTGGGCTTCAGTAATTAGCCTTTGTCCGTCTAATGTGTTTCCTCCCGGAAGCTGTATTCCTTGATATTTAGATAAGTTTTGTCCCCACTGCATCTTTGTAAGAGAAGTTGCATATTCTTTGAGCCATCTGTCATTATACACTTTGGTAAATTCTTCTGGATCTAAGATCTTCACACATTCATATAACAGGTAAGAATTTTCTTTGATTTTCTTCCAGTTTGTATCTAGGTAAAGTCTTTCGCTGTGTCTAGAATATCTTAGTGGTGTCGATCCGTTGATAATTTCTTTAATGAGAGATATATGCTGCCTTGTTGTAAAATAATTCGTAAGCTCAATTGCAGAAAAATCGAAAAAGTCATTGAGAGCCATTTGATAACGAATATCAAACATATTCTCAGAAATAACTCCATCGTCGATAGGATAAATTTTTGTAATACCTACAATATTATCACCAACAGGAACATACTTGTTTGTAATATCTGCTGCGGTTACTTGGTGTTTGACATATTCTTTTGTTGAGGCGTCGAAATGATAATCGCCATATATTTGGAATGCATCACTCAAACGATCTTCTAATTGTTCGTCTGCAATATTGATTTGTATGACTGGTTTCCCTAATCTTCTCAGAATGTATTCTTTTAATTCTGCTCTTGAGGTTATTGCCATGTAATTTATTTATAAAAGGCGTGTGTGTAGAATAAAATAAATAATTACATGGTTTATGTAGAATTAGTGTATACCTTCTTTTTCTATCTTATTATTTTGATTTGGAATGAAGTGTCTTATTGGTATAAAATGTTAGAAAATTTCATAGCAACGAGGCCATCATACAACGCAAAACTGTATAATAAGTTGTTTTTACTTGTGATGAAACAAAAAAGAATACATCTAAACAAACACTGGCGTATGTTATTAGGCCAAGAATTATAAATAATATCACTGCTTGGTGAGAAT